GGTGTAGTTAACTTTAGCAAACTGACTGAGCACGACGTGTACAACGGTCAGGACACTGGAGCCTACTCCATGACAATCACCATGTCAGAAGACGACGCGTCAACACTTGCCGCCAACGGTGTCAAAATCAAAGACTACCAAGGCAACAAACAACGCAAGTTTAAGTCCAAGTACGACATCAAGGTGTTTGATGCAGACGGCAACCCGTACAATGGAGAAGTACCCTATAACTCCACGGTACGTCTGAAGTACAAAATGGGACCAGCGCACCCAGTACACGGTGTGTCCACCTACCTTGAAGCAGTAAAAGTCCTTGAGGAAGCTGAGATGGCTATGGGCGATGCCGCAGACTTCTAAGTTCCTACGTCACGAGAGTTGTCCGGAGTGTGGTTCTTCGGACGCTCTCGCTATCTACGACAACGGAGGCGCACATTGTTTCGCCTCTGGTTGTGACTATCATCTATTTGGGGACGGTGAGAAACCAATGACAACACAAGAACTGCCAAAAGCTAAACCCCTGAGCATGGGCGGTACAGTAGCGGCAATACCACAGCGTAGGCTTTCACAGGAAACCTGTAGTCGTTTCGGTGTCACAGTGGAGTACTCAAAGACGGGCGAAATCATCAAGCACTACTACCCTTACTACAAGTTAGACACAGGGGAGGTCAGTGCCGCAAAGTCCCGTGACGTTAAAACCAAGGGCTTCTGTTCTTCTGGAGACGTGTCCGGTGTTGGCTTCTTCGGTCAACAACAGTGCACCAACAATAAGTACATCACGATTACCGAAGGGGAACTTGACGCCCTAGCAGTTTACGAGATGTTCAATAAGCAGTACGACGTAGTGTCGCTACGCTCTGGTGCTAACAACGCCTCCAAGGAGATCAAGGAACAGCTTGAGTGGCTCGAAGGGTACGAAAACGTAGTCCTATGCTTTGATAACGACAAGGCGGGTGACGTAGCAGTGGACGCAGTGAAGGACCTCTTTAGTCCTAATAAGCTGAAGGTCTGTAAGCTACCACTCAAGGACGCCAGTGACATGCTCATGGCAAACCGTGTCAAGGACTTTACGCAAGCATGGTGGAACGCTAAGGTGTACCGTCCTGACGGCATCATTGCAGGTACGGAGACGTGGGACAAACTCGTTGAGAAACGACAGGTCAAGTCTATTCCGTACCCTTGGGAGGGACTTAATCATATAACCAGAGGGCATAGACCGTATGAACTCGTTACGATCACCAGCGGTAGTGGTATGGGCAAGTCACAGTTCATCCGCGAAATTGAGTATGACCTTCTACAGCGATGTGAAGGAAATATTGGGGTGCTGGCCCTCGAAGAAGACGTGGCCCGAACAAGTCTTGGTATCATGTCGGTGGCGGCAAACAGGCCCTTACACTTGGAAGAGGACACGCCTGTGGACGAGCTTCGGCCCTTCTGGGAAGCCACATTGGGAACAGGACGTTACTACCTATTCGACCATTGGGGGTCAACTTCAACAGATAACCTGCTCGCCCGTGTTCGCTACATGGCAAAAGCTCTGGACTGCCGGTATGTCGTACTGGACCACCTGTCCATCGTCGTGTCTTCCCAAGAGTCCGGAGACGAGAGAAAAGCCATTGACGAAATTATGACCAAGCTGAGGACCTTGGTTGCTGAAACAGGCATTAGTTTATTCCTAGTGTCACACCTCAAGCGGTCCCAAGGTAAGGCACACGAGGACGGCGCTCAGATATCCTTGGGTGAACTGAGAGGCTCACAGGCAATCGCACAACTGTCAGACATAGTAATAGGCATGGAACGTGACCAGCAGAACACTAACGAAGACATCAGGAACACGACTACTGTTCGAGTCCTGAAGAATCGTTACACTGGTGAGACAGGTCCAGCGTGTTACCTACAATACGACAGAACCACCGGTAGGATGCAAGAAGTAGCTAACCCTCAAATTGGAGCAGACTTTTGATCTACCTTGACCTTGAAGCCAACGGTTTAGACCCAGACACCATCTGGTGCGTTGTGACACGGCAGAATGGTGAAACTGAGGTGCATCTGGACCAGAGATCGCTCAGAAAGGCTCTAGAAGGCTCTGTGAGCGTCTGTGGACATAATCTGATAGGTTATGACCTCCCAGTGCTAAAACGTCTCTGGGGGCTTTCTGTGGCTCCTGAGCGCATAGTCGATACTTTGGTATTGTCACGTTTGTTTGACCCAAGCAAGTCCGGTGGACACTCTTTGCGTAACTGGGGTAACGAACTAGGCTTTCCAAAAGGCGACCACAATGACTGGTCAAGACTGTCACAGGAAATGATTGATTACTGTATACAGGACGTAGCAGTCACCGAAGCAGTACACCAGCGGTTGACCAAGGACATGGCAGACTTTGACCAGCAGTCCATCGACTTGGAACATAAGGTTCAGTACGTAGTGCATCAACAGGAACAAAACGGATGGCTCCTAGATCAGTACTTATGTATGGACTTACTAGCAACATTTAAGGAGAGAATGAATGCAATTGAAGAAGAACTACAGGAGAAGTTTCCTCCTATTATACACGAGAGGTGGTCTGATAAGACGGGCAAACGCCTTAAGGACAAAGTTGAAGTCTTCAATGTCGGCTCGCGTCAACAGATTGCGAAGAGACTGTCGGGGCTTGGTGTGGTCTTTGAAAAAGTCACAGAAAAAGGCAATGCGATCGTTGACGAGGCTGTACTAGCCACCATTGACCTACCAGAAGCTAAGTCCGTCAGTGAGTACTTGATGCTACAAAAGAGATACGCACAGGTCAACTCATGGATGGAGCATGTACAGGAAGACGGTAGGGTTCATGGGCGTGTCATTAGCAACGGCGCAGTCACTGGACGTATGACTCACCAAAGCCCCAACATGGCCCAAGTACCAGCAGGACACAGCCTATACGGTAAAGAGTGTCGCTCATGCTGGACTGTGCCCGAAGGGAAGAAGCTAGTAGGTTTCGACGCTAGTGGCCTTGAGCTACGCATGTTGGCACACTACATGGACGACAAGGAGTTTACCAATGTCCTCCTCACCGAAGATATACACACAAGAAATCAATTGGCTGCAGGGCTTGAAACAAGACCTCAAGCTAAGACTTTCATCTACGCTTTCCTCTACGGAGCAGGAGACGCAAAAATTGGAACCATCGTTGGTGGAAGCGCAAAAGACGGCGCACATCTTAAGCGAAGATTTCTATCAAATACACCTGCTCTTGAAAGTCTACGAGAACGAGTTGCTCGAGCATCTGGGAGAGGCTATCTCACAGGACTCGATGGACGAAGACTTAGAGTTCGATCTGAACATGCTGCATTGAATACGTTGTTACAGGCGGCAGGAGCCATCGTGATGAAGAAGGCCCTAGTCATACTGGACGACTACGCACCGCAGTGGAAACTAGACTACAAATTCATAGGGAACATACATGACGAAGTACAGTCGGAGGTGGCTACAGACCAAGCAGAGAAATTCGGTTGGCTTGCAGTCGAGTGCCTCAAGGCGGCAGGGGTTCATTACAACCTCAGATGTCCTCTTGACGGAGAGTACCAAGTTGGAACAACATGGGCAGAGACACACTAATGGAGCAGATCAGTTTTCTAGAGGATGACCACTACGATCTAGGGGATGGAGTAAAGGAGTGTAGTAAGTGTAAGTACGTGCTCCCTTTGGAAGCTTTTAGTAGACACTCAGGAGGAAACTATCTTAGACCAGAGTGCAAGAAGTGTAATAACGAACTGTCAAAGGTACGTGAAAGGCTTAAGGAGAAGCACGGCACCGCACCGGACAACCATACTTGCCCCATCTGCTTAGGCGACGAGGAAAGTGTCAGCGGTAGAGGCAACACGAAAAACGGATCGTGGGTCTTAGACCACTGCCATGACTCAGAAGAGTTTAGAGGATGGTTATGTCATAAATGTAACAGGTCACTAGGAGGTTTTGATGACGATGTAAGCATGTTACAAAGAGCGATCACCTACTTAGAGGAATCTAAATGAAAAAGAACACATATAACTTAGTCTCTGACATCTATCAATTGATGGAGACAAAAGAAGTAGCAGAGGGCGTAGACTTTGACGCTTGCGTTGAGAAGTTTGGAGAGAATGTCAAGGAACTCATGCGTAACGAGTTTGGCGGCAAGAAGAGGGACGGACGTAAGCTACGCATGTCTAACATAGGACGTGACGACCGTTACCTCTGGAACGTCTACAACGACGTAGAGAAGTCCGACGACATACAAGGGCACACCTATGTCAAGTTTCTTTACGGCCACCTTATCGAAGAGATGCTACTGTTTCTAACCAAAGCGGCAGGACACGAGGTTACAGATGAACAGAAGAAGTGTGAAGTCAATGGTATTACAGGGTCTATGGACTGCAAAATCGACGGTATTGTCACAGATGTTAAGTCTGTGTCAACGTATGGGTTCAGGAAATTCAAAGACGGCTCTTTGGCTTATGACGACCCGTTTGGATACATTGGTCAAATTAAGGGATATGCGTATGCGGAGGGTGCTACTAAATTCGGCTGGCTAGCAATGGACAAACAGAACGGACACCTAACGTATCTCATGTACGACTCTGAGGACACTCAGGCTCCTGTCTATGACCTCATTAGTTATGACATCAAGGAGCGCATTGACCACGTAAAAAAGCTAGTGGAGCAACCAACCCCACCAGACGTATGCTACGAGCCTATCGACGATGGAAAGAGTGGAAACCGGAAACTCGCCGTAGGTTGCTCATACTGTGCATACAAAAAGGAATGCTGGCCGTCCGTTCGCGCCTTCGCATACTCCTCCGGTCCACGTTATTTAATAGAGGTACACAATGAGCCGAAGGTCCAAGAAATCACCATTTAGAAGCACGTTTGAAGAAGATGTCGCCAAAATACTACAGGAGTTTAACTATGAGCCTTTCACTATTCCTTACACTATCTCTAGGAGCTACCGTCCTGACTTCGTTGATGCTAGCGGTTTATATCTTATTGAGTGCAAAGGATATTTCAGAGATGGAGACACCAAGAAATACACAAGCATCAGGGACAGCCTCCCAGAAGGACAAGAGTTAATTTTTGTTCTTATGCAACCTAACAAGAAAATACGAAAAGGTGCCAAAATGACCATGTCACAATGGTGTGACAAAGAGGGAATACTATGGTATAATATAGAGACACTACAGGAGTTGATTAGTTATGTCGCTAACACTAGAGGAAGTTAAGGAACGCCTCTTGAAAACCTTTGATCCAGACGACCTACTGGAGGCCCTACAGATAACCTCAGAACAGATTCTGGACAGGTTTGAGGACAAACTAATCAACAGACTAGACGTGTTTGAACAAGAGCTAGAGGAGGAAGTAAATGAGTATTAACGAAGCTACTCCACAAGAGTGGGACTATGCGAGTGCGTTGAGTAAGTTGTCTATCAGGAAAACACCAGACCCTGTAGAGCGGCCTGACCACTATAACAACGGAGCAATCGAAGCAATCGAAGCTATCAAAGCGTCCATGCCTGAGAACGAGTTTAGAGGCTATCTCAAGGGTAACGCACTGAAGTACCTCTGGCGTTATGACTACAAAGGTAAACCAGTAGAGGACTTACGCAAGTGTAAGTGGTATATTGAACGACTAATCAAGGAAATGAATTAATGGACGCATATCAACAGTACATACACAAGTCCCGCTACGCTCGTTACCTACCAGAGGAACAGCGTCGTGAGACTTGGGAAGAAACAGTCAACCGGTATCTTAACTACTGGTGTGACCGTGTAGAACTAAACGAGTTTGACCAGTCAGAGATATTCAACGCAATACACGAGTTGGACGTAATGCCGTCTATGCGAGCACTGATGACTGCTGGTGACGCTCTTGACCGTGACAACGTAGCTGGCTTCAACTGTAGCTACCTACCTATTGACCACCCTAAAGCGTTTGACGAGATGATGTACGTCCTAATGTGCGGCACAGGCGTAGGCTACAGCGTTGAGCGTCAGTACGTTAGCAAGCTACCTGAAGTAGCGGAGGAATTCCATGACACCGACACCGTTATACACGTCGCCGACTCTAAAATTGGCTGGGCTAAAGCTTACAGAGAGCTTGTCAGCTTGCTCTATTCGGGTCAACTTCCAAAGTGGGACGTATCTGGAGTACGACCTGCAGGGGCATCCCTTAAGACCTTCGGTGGTCGAGCGTCTGGTCCAGAGCCTCTTGTTGACCTGTTTAAGTTCACCGTTGACATCTTTCGGGAAGCTGCTGGACGTAGACTGTCTTCCATCGAATGTCACGATGTCTGCTGTAAGATTGCACAGATCGTCGTCGTTGGAGGAGTCAGGAGAAGTGCTCTCATCAGTTTGTCTAACCTCACTGACGACAGACTCCGACGAGCAAAGTCAGGGCAATGGTGGCAGGACAATCCACAGCGTGGCCTAGCTAATAATAGTGCTTGCTATACAGAGAAGCCAGACTTCGAGGCATTTTTAAATGAGTGGAAAAGTTTATACGAGTCCCGTTCAGGAGAGCGAGGTATGTTCTCTAGAGTCGCAAGTCAAAAGCAAGCTGCAAAGAACGAGCGACGAGATGCTTCCTATGATTTTGGAACTAATCCATGTAGCGAAATCATCTTACGGCCTAACCAATTCTGCAATCTATCAGAAGTTGTTGTCAGGGCAGGAGATACGCTCTCAGACCTCAAACGAAAAGTACGTGTTGCGTCTATCCTTGGAACTCTACAGGCTACCTTAACTGACTTCCGTTACCTACGTAAGGTGTGGCAGAAGAACACAGAGGAAGAAGCATTACTAGGTGTTAGCCTAACGGGTATCATGGATCACCCAACCCTATCAGGAAGGAGAGATAAAGGTGTACTCAAGACTTGGCTTACGGAGCTTAAAGAGGAAGCTGTTAAAACTAACTCAGAATGGGCTGACCGTCTTGGCATTAATACCAGTACTGCCATTACTGCTGTTAAGCCCTCCGGTACTGTTAGTCAGTTGGTTGATTCTGCAAGTGGTATCCATCCTAGATACTCAGATCAGTACATTAGACGAGTCAGAGCAGACGCCAGAGACCCACTCTGTGCCGTCTTAGAGGCAGCAGGAATCCCTGTAGAGGACGACGTTATGTCACCCACTACTAAGGTATTCAGCTTCCCTATAAAATCCCCTAACGGAGCTGTGGTGGCCTCTGAGATGGGTGCAATGGAACAACTTGAGCTATGGGAGATTTATCAGGACTTTTGGTGTGAGCATAAGCCGTCCATGACATGCTACTACCGTGACGATGAATTTCTTGAGGTAGGCCAGTGGTTGTACAACAAGTTCGACAAGATTAGTGGAGTATCGTTCCTCCCTTATTCCGAACATACGTACCAACAGGCTCCTTACGAACCCATAGACTTAGAGACCTATGAGAAGCTTAAGGAGGAATTCCCAGAGACGATTGATTGGAACATCTCTGAGAACTCTGACATGACGGAAGGGTCACAGCAGTTGGCTTGTACAGGCAATAACTGCGAGTTGTAAACTATAGGGGGCCTTAGCGCCCCTTTTCTTCTTCTGGGGCTAAAGCAGCACCGAACATACCCATACGACCTATATTAGTAGCAGCCTCTCTTACGTCTTCAGGTGTTCTCATGGCCTTTACATCACGTACTGCCCTTGCTTGGTACTGAGGGCCTGACTCAAGCATTCCACCCTGAGGCCCACGTTTAGCCTTAACACCGGTAAGCCTTTCGATAGCTGAGATGTCAGGGTCTCCTACTACTTCTTGCTTCTTAACTCTCTGTGATTTACCTGAGCCAAGACCGAAGACTTCAATAGGTAGTACGTTAATAAGATCATTGCCTTCGGGGAAACCCATTCCCATCATGTCGTGTCCGTCAGAAGTCATGCTGTATACTTTATTTGCGTTAGTATCTACAGCGATGAAATCATTCATACCGCCCAAGTCCTGAGCAGTAGACCTGTGGCTACTAGACATAGCATAAACACCGTCAGAAACTTCGTTTACTCTCATGTCTTTTGCATTATCAAAGTACTTGACTAGTTCTTTGTCTGCGTTTGTTAGCTTTCCTTTTGGCTTCTGCTTTGCTCTTAGGTACTGAGAAACAAGAAACGAAGAGCCTTTAAAACTACCGTCTTTGTTTTTTATTGTGAAAGGATCTAAGTTGTCTCCTGAGGCTTTTATCATTGCGTTTCTGTCAGCAGCGTTAGCAATGCCCCCAAGCTTACTTAGTCGTTCTTGTTTTGAAAGGTCAGGAAACACCTTCTCCATTTGACCGTAGACACCGCCTGTTCCTCTCAAAAACTTAAGCATGTTGTTAGCTGTAGTAGCAGTACCTCTTGCTTCACCCTGTAACCCTTCTCCTGAACCCCTACGCCTTACTACTAAAGAGGTGGCTCCGGGTGCGTCACTAACGCCGTGTATTGCCTTCAGGTGGTTTACAGCCCTATCAAGAATAATCTCAGGGACGTTAGACGTAGTAGTTAAGTTCTGTTTTATTCTGTTTGTGTCTGAAAGATCAAAGTAGTCCTGAGTGTACTTCTGCATTTCACGGGACTGCCCAAAGACAGAATCTGGACGCTCAGTCATATTTCGCATTTGAGTGTCCATAAAACCAGAGGCTAAAGCATTTCCTCTAGTTTTGTTTACGTCTCCTTCGAGTGCCCTAGTAACGTATTCATTTCTACGTCCTTTTCCTGTGCCAACTTGTCTTGTTCTGGCAATCTCGTTAGGGTTTACCATTTGGTTTAAAACTCTCCCCACCTGCGGTACTGCCACTTTAGCGGCTGCGTATGCTTGTCCTACTGGTCCCACAGGAGAGTAAAAACCGCGTATTTCCGTAGGCGTGTTCATTGCTAGGTTTGTCAACCCTGTTTTTCCTAGCTCTAGTCCTACTTTTGGTAAAGCAATTTCTGCAATGTTTCCAAGAGCTTGTGCTTGTCTAGGGTAGTCTTCAGCAAGTTGTTTTACTCTATCAGGAGTCACAGAAGAAACCGCGCTACCTATAGTTTCCATAGGGAGTACTGAGCGAAGAGCGCCAGTAATAGGAGAAGTAGCCATCTGTGTCATACCAGCTAACTCATTAAGCGTACCATAACCAATGTCTGCTGCTGTTTCTCCAGAAAACAAGGACTCTCTAGGTCTAAATAACTCTTCCTGAGAGGCTTGGTATTTATCTTGTCCTGCTCTAAAGTCCTCTGCAATATTACTTGCTACTGCTCTTACGCCTTTAGCAGGAGAAATAGAAGCTCTGTTTTCCCTGCTCATCTGTGCTTCACGAGCACGAGTTGCGGCCTTCATTTCCCTACGTAATTTTTGAAAGTCACTCATCTTCTTTAGCTTCCTCTCGTGTCTGGTCAATGAGATCTACAAGAAGTGCTCTGTCCATCTCAAACTGCTTAAGCAAATAAGCTTCGTCTATGTTTCTTATTGCTTTGTCCATGCCTGACAAAAGTTCTGCATAAGCTTTAAGTCGTCTCTTAGGTTTCATCGCAAGGTACGTACCATAGATACCTAGTCCCGCAGCAGCAGTACCTAGAGCAGCTCCGGCCCCTCCTAAAGCAGCCACACCAGCAGAAGTAGTGGCAGTTAACGCAAGGGGTGTCGAAGGCAGATCCGCTACGTCCTTAGCTCTATCAAAACCCCTAGCCAACATATTACCTAACTCTTTTGCGCGTTTGTTGGTCATCGCGTCTAAGGCTAAAAAAGAGTTGTGTTGACGGTCCAAAAGGTTATGTAGTTTTTCACCTCTAGTGTTTGTCTTAAGCGTGTTGTTAAGAACGTTACGAATAGCTTTAGCGGCCAGTGCTCTACCAGAGGCGGACTGTGCGTCAAGCACAGTAGAAGAAGCTCTGCGTAACGCAAAGTCAAACTCACGCCGCGCCTTAAGTACGCCGTTAAGGTCTGTACCGTGTTTTTGCACCAGTTCTAAAGCAATCTCCCCCAGCTCAGCGGCAATCTTTTGTGCGTCCCCTGTAGCTATACGAAACACAGGGTCTTGTTTAAACTCAACTATTGCCCCAAGTAGGTCTTCTGTTAGCACGTCAGTGTCAATGGCTTTGTTCTGAGCTATAATCATGTTGTCTACGGCTTGTGCAGAGGACGAAATGTCTTTCTGTACGACACGGTAGTTGTACGTATAGGAACGCTTAGGGTTTATCTCTTTTATGTCAGCCAGTGTTTCAATGACGTTTTGGTCTCTAGCATTGGGTTGCCACTCTCGTCTACGAAGGAAGCCTACTTCTTCTGCTACAGCGTCTCCGGGTAACATTTCTGGCTCGACCAATTTAGTCGTGCCCTTTACTCTGTCTTCTCTAATTGCCTCACGAGATGCCTTTTGTGCGCCTTGGACAAGACTTTCAGGCAAACCAATGTCAGGCATGTCAGGACGTGGGCTAAACACCGCTTGTACATCAACAGCGGTTTCAAACTTTTCAGCGTTTGCTGGGTTTTTAGACGCCCAGTCCTTATAAAACTCATAGCCCTTAGATGCGGCACTAGCGGCTGTTTTAAAAGCCTCAGTATTTTGAACCTGAGCAAACAAATCTTCAGCACCTTCTTTAACTGACTGTGGTAACATCCCGCCTATATAACTACTAAGTACGGCACCACCTGCTCTAGCGGCTTGAGATACAGCAACACCAGCTACTTTAGGTATGTCTGTTGGGTCTAATTCTTGACCTACAATTCTACCGGCTCTGCGCTGAAACTCAGGTCCAAACTGCTCTACCTCACGCCCTAGTGTTTCTCTAGCAGCCATTTCAGGAGCAAACGCTTGCTGTGGTTGTTTCATAGGTCCAAACATTTCGGCAGCTTGTGTAGCTAATTCATTAGCTGATTGTTGGTCTCCTGCAGCTAGCGCACGGTCAATAGCAGCTTTATACTGTTCTTGAGTGTATTGCATAAATACCTCTTATTGTAAATAACTTCTAGCGGCTTCTGAAAGACCTGCTCCGGTAGGCGTTTGAGTAGGGCCTTCATCTACAAAAATATTACCGTAAAGCGCTAAAGAACCTTTGTTGGCCTCGCCTAATTCTTTTTCTACACTAGTTCTAAGGCTTCTATAATTTTTAATGGTGCGTTGTGAGCTAGCTTTGATTACACCTAAAAGACGCTTTAGTGCTTCACTGTCAACAGTAATGTTACCTGCTACTACTTTTTGCGCATACTCACGGTCAGCATCTGATAAACCCGTACCAGCACCTAAGTTAGTTATGTATTGCGCCACGCGTCTACCTGACTCTGCAATATAAGACTCTGTATCAGCAATAGTAGAAGGATCAACAACGTCAACACCAAAGGCACGAGCGTATCTAGCAATGTTTAATTTAAGTTCTGCACCAGCACCTGTAAACATATTGTCAATTGTTGGTAGTGTGCGGTTAACTGACCCAAGGGCGTCTGCCGCAAGTCTGGCGTTGTCATGTGCTTCAGCAAAGCGTTTAGCACCTACTTTAGTTAGTTCATCCGCCATACCTGAGGCAATAGTTTCTACACGTTGTACCTGAGGAGGTGCCTCTTGTAATCCTAACGTACTACTGTCTACCCACTTTTGTTGGTCATTGTCCCACACGCGCCCAGCTTCGTTAACACGGAATAAACTAACTTTGTCGTCTTTTATATAAGGCTCAAGCTTTCCTTTTTCACCTGAAATGTAATCATTAAAGACGCTGTCACGAACTGTTCCTAACTTAAGCTCGTCAAATAAAGCAGGTGATATACCAGCAGCGTTAGCCATTCGTCTACGTACTAAAGGATTTTGCGTAGGTTGACGATCAAGCTCTGTCTTACGAATTTCTTTAGCAATGTCTTTAAGCTCTTCTTTATCTGTTACACCTTCAATACGCGTAGCTAGACTAGACATTCCCAAAGAAGTAGCCGCAGCAGCTAGATTTGTTTTACGCGTATTAAAGTCTGTTTGCGCCGTAACTTGCGCTCCTAACTGACGTGCTGCTTGTTCATACTTTACAGCATTTTCAATGTCGCCTTGTTGACGGTAAAACTGAGCTAACTGAAGAAGACCTTGGGGCGAGTTTGTATCAATTTTAGCTACTTGCTGACGCATTTGTTGAGTCTGTTTCATTTGCTGTAACTGACCCGGAAGTTTTGCTGCTTGTTGTGCAGCAGTAAATAACCCCTGACCCATTGCAGGGTTGGCCATAGCCCTTAGAAATTCTTGTGAGTACTTAGCCATTATTCACCTCCGGGGAAAAACTGGGAAAGTTGCGAAAACAAACCAGCATAAGGGTTAGACTGCTGTGGTGTAAACGCACCAGTCAATAGTCCTGATCCAATTTGACCCAAGAGATTTGCTCTAGCTTGTTCTGATATCAACTGTGACTCAAGACCAGACATAGTAGCTTCACCAAACAAGTTAGCACCCTGACGTTGAAGAAGGTTCTGCAAACCAGCAAGCTGTTGAGAAGGCTGTGTAGCCGCAAGAAGCTGTGTCTGAGGAACATAACCAGCACCTAAGAACTGTTGTCCAAGCTGTGCTTGTTGCATTTGCTCTTGACGTGACTGCTGTGCAGCGCCTAGTCTAGCTTGGGCCATAGCCTGTTGTTGTGCGGTTTCCATAGCAAGTTGCTCAGGAGTTCCACCAAACTGTGAAGTACGTACACCAAGGCGTCCTTGTGCCGCTAGACGTTCTTCAAGACCTAGACGTTCCATACGTTCTTGAGGAGAAGTAGCTGCTCTAATCTGATCGTAGATCTCTTGTTCACGAACCGCAGGATCAGCAGTAGCGCCACCAAAGAACTGACCAGCACCCCCAAACAACTGTTGTTGCATGGCTTGTTCTTGAGGAGACAACTGCATACTTGTCATAAACTGACCAGTAGCAGGATCAACTTGAGTACCAAACTGTCCACCAGTAGCAGTAGCCACAGTAAACGGTTTGAACTGAGTTTGCTCTAGTTGTTGTTGTGCTAGTGCGTCAGCAGCAGTTCTAGCTTGCGATCCTATGTCACTAAGACGACCGTAAGATTCTCCTGTAAGCAGACCACCAAGAAGACCGGGGAGTAAAACACCGGGCTGAGATATGTAGTCACTAAGGCCGCCTAGAAAGTCAAAGAAGCCTCCAGTCGGATTAGCAAACCCTTCTGTTTGAGAATCGTCTATCATGTCGTCGATAGATTCTGATGAATATCCTTCAGCCATTAGTAAGTACCTCCATCAATAGTTCCTGTTGACAGCGTACCGTTAAATGTCAATGCAGGTATTGTTACTGTCCCTGTGAATGTTGGTGATGCTGTGTCTGCCTTCGTAGCAATAGCTGTAGAGATAGCGTCAAACTCCGTCTCAAACTCAGCGCCTTTAATGATTTTACCGCTGTCTCCAGAAGGTAGACTGTCTTTAGCGGCAAAGTCAGTAGTTTTACTGTAGTTGCTCATAGTACTTTACCTTTTAAAACTAATACGTTAATTTCTTGTAGAGACAATGCAAAACCATTAATGTCTGCCTCCAGACCTATGTTGATAACTCCGCCACCACCAGTAGCGTTAACTGCTCTACGTGACGTTAGTTCACCACCAGTAAACTCTGCCACGTTAAACTCGCCCTCGTTGTAGAAAGCGGGTTGTTGGTTGCCTACAGTAAACTCCGCAGTTCTGTAGAATGTGTCGAAGTCATAGGCCCACTTAAGAAACACCGTAGCACTATTAGCGCCTACCAGTGTTGGCCTGATCTTCTTGACTCTTTTTAGCATAGACGGGTCACCAAAGGTCAACCCCGGACTGTAGTACTTAAACCTGTACTTTGTTCCGTTGTCGCTGTAACCTGTGTACTCGCTAATGCCCTCTGTAGTGCCTATGTACAGCTTACCGTTCTCAAGCCTACCATAAGACGTAAAGCCAGTACCGGGCCAACGAGTAACACGATAAGAGCCGTTTTCTAGTGTACCCCTCACGTCAAAACAGTAGGTTACGTTTTGATTTACAAAGGTTAGTAAGTAGAAACCTTCTTCTGGACTATAGACAGTTCTGTAAAAAGAAATCTCATTTTGCAACAGGTTTATAATATCTTTAGTAATGTTGTTAGATAAGCTAGTAATAGGCATTGACTTTTCTTGTATTGTCCTACCAAAGCTCTTTAGCCCTGTATGTGACAAGAATAATACATCAGTACCTGTGTACTGCACAGTGTCTCTGTCAACACAACCAACCCCTGCTACAGTATCTGCTAAGGCCATCGTAGCTGGGGCTTGAGCATTATTATAAACAACAATACTGTGTTTACCAAAGATAATCAAAGCGCCGTTGTGTGCCGCTAGTGCTACGATCTCGTCGTGACCATCAGGCCATACTTTAGAAATGTCAATAGAGCCACTAGTACCGCCAGACCAGTCGTGACCAATTAAAAGATCAGACCAATAGATAGTAGACTTATCAGCACCAAAGTCAGCCGTCCAGAGCCTTCCATAGGCCGCTAGGACCTCGTTACCGTACATAGCACTAGTAACACCCGCTGCACCAGAAACGCTACTGAGCGTGACTACAGAGCCTCCTGCGTTGTCATAGACTAAAGGTTGGAAGCTACGCTGAAAGAAATAAATCTTGTCGTTAAAGTTGACCATCTTCCAGTTGTCAGCATTAATTGTATAACTACCGGGAGTTTCATCAGCTAAAGTTGTAGTACCGCTAAGGATCTTATTGTTGCCTACAGAAAATACTTTAGTGTTTCCAGCGTCGTCTTTAAATTCTTTAATAGCCCTAAGAGCAGCCGTGCCTAATGCAGTTTTGTTTGTTGTAACAACGTCATGGCCTTTACGTGCAGCAATACGTCCACGCTTGTCAATTACAGCGTTGTCTGCAATTTCTGCAAACGAAGGGTCTTGCTGCAACGGAGAATCTTCTGTATTGATTCCCTTAAAGGCCGGTGCAACAAGATTAATACTGTTAAGTTGTTGTGCCATAGTTTACCTCAAGGGGTATAGAAGATTGTTTCTTCTGGATGCTTCTGAGCGTCTAAGGCAATAGCGTCAGACATATAGTTCTCAGCAATCTTAAAGTATTCAGGAGCAGACGTACCTCCAGTCTCCCCACGTTCACGGGCTAACAAAGCAATAGCTAAGTGTAACACGGGCATACTAGGTACTGTAAGTCGGTCATCGTTAGCGGACAAGTCGCCCGTTCTTTTGACACAGTTAAACCGAATGGTGTACTCTTTGTCAGGAATTGGATAAATGTCAATCTGAGTGTCACCGTCACTATCAACACCATTGTACGTGTAGTACTTAGGAGCACTTTTACGAGCATCAGAAATCAAGTAAGCTTCATCAAAGAATGTCGCTGTTTGGTACTCCATAAACAAGTTAGCAGTGTCGTTGATAACATTTAAAGCTTTAATCCTGTTCTGACTACCAGTTAGTACGTAGTTAAAAACATCAGCAGTAGTTGTAATTGTTAATGTAGTACGCAACGCCGACCAGTCCCAAGAGTCTTCTATAGTCCTTTTAGCGTCATTAACAAAATCACCTACCATTTTACTATAGGTGCTGTCTTGTACAGACGTTACTTCGTCTTCACGCATCCTACGTAGTACATTGTTTACTAAATTTAAATACGTCATACTAACATTCCTGGTTTTTTACCGCCCATGCCCATTGTTAATAACCTATCAACTTCTTTATTGTAGTCCATTGATTTTGTTTCTACTGGCTTTACTTCTTGAGGTGCATAGTCAAATGTTTCTTTAAATTGTCTAAAGGGTCTAGCAGCAGGACGTGAAGCACCGCCACCGCCAAGACCTGCAGCACCTAGTGCAGTAAGAAGCCCTGTACTAGACATAATCAAGTCTTCAACACTCTGGACTTCTTCTCCTATTCGAGTTTGTCCTGTAAGTATTTCTTCTTGTCCAGTTTCTAAACCACGAACTCCTTCGCCTAAGTTTGTTGTTAAAGTAGCAAAAGCTGTGTCTATGTCTTCTTGTCTTGAAATACCAGTAAGAGCAGAAGACAACAACTCCTCTACTTCTCCGCTTCTTAATGTGTCGGGTATTAAATCAGAGATTTGATTTAGCTGGTCTTCTGTAAAGTTAAACTCTGACAGAGCAGTTCTTACGTCTTCTGCTGTAGCAAAACTTAAACCACCTATTGCATCAACAATAGTGGTCGTAGCGTCATTTAAGTCAGTACCTAATGCAATACCAGAAAGAGAATTAGTTAAGGACTCATTAAGTTCTGCTAAAGTTAAACCTTCAGGAATTACACCAGCAATTTGATCTAGCTGTTCATCAGTAAACCCATATCCAGATAATATTGTTCTAATGTCGTCTGGGCTTGCAATGTCAAGTCCACCAACAGCATCAACAATAGTAGTTGTAGCGTCGTCTAAATCAGTACCTAATGCAATGCCTGATAATGCTGTGCTTAATGCGTCATTTAAATCTGTTAAACTTAAATTTTCAGGAAGCGCTCCAACAATCTGCTCAAGTTGCGCGTCAGTAAAACCAAAGGAGTCTAGTGCATCAATAATATCTTGCGGTGTTGCTAAACCTGCCGCTGCTATCGCATCTGTAACATCTTGAGGTGTTGCTAAACCCGCATTAGTAAACGCATCAGCAATGTCTTGAGGAGTAGCAAACCCAGAAGCTTCTAAAGTAGTTCTTAAGTTTTCTGCTGTTAGTAGGTTAGCTTCTTCAAGCGCTGTTGTAATGTCATCAGGAGTAGCGTAACCAGCGTCAATAATACCCTGTAAGATTCTTTGCTCTGATTCTCCTAGTACGTCACTAAAGAGATCTGCAACTGAAGTATCATCAGTAGGATCATCGTCAGTATCAATATCTGTTGTATCTGTTGTATCTGTTGTATCTGTCGTATCTGTTGTATCTGTTGTGTCTGTTGTATCTGTTGTGTCTGTTGTATCTGTTGTATCTGTTGTGTCTGTTGTGTCTGTTGTATCTGTTGTATCTGTTGTGTCTGTTGTGTCTGTTGTATCTGTTGTGTCTGTTGTATCTGTTGTATCTACTTCCCGCAGGTCCTCTTTATCAGGGTCTTCAATCATCTGTGGGATTTCAAAGTAGTCGTCTAGTAAAAAGTCGTACTTTGATTCATCATCCATTAACTTCCAGTCACCGGGAATTATACCGCCTTCTTCTTCATAACGGGTTCTTAAGTCCGCAAGAGAGTACTCATAGATGTCTTCTTCTAATGCATGAAACGAAAGGTCATCTAACAGTGACTGATACGTACCGGAGTCTATAGTTTCTAAACCAGTGTTTTCTAACTGATCTTTGGTGTATTCTCCGTTTAACTCAAAGTCAGTTTCTTCGCT